GGCCCGGTGGTCGAACGTGACGAGAATTCTCGCCAGTAGTCGGAAGGATTGGAAACCCGGAACAGAATACCGGGTTCCCAAAGCGACCAGCCGCCGGCGTAACATCTCCGAACGACCTTCGTGCGCGTTTTACGGCGAAGGGTGAAGTGGCTAGAGGATTGTACCCCCATTAAAGCGCCACGCATCAAGACTACAGAGTAGCCCTGCACGTTCCTAATCCGAACATCAGATACAGGAACCGTATCCAACTCTTCCCATGACCACGTTTGGGTCTTTCGACTCCAACGAGAGAAGCGAGAAGAGAGGAAACGATCTAGAGGAACCTCCAAAGCCGTGTCTACGTTACCTTTATAGGGTCGCATAAACATGATCTCCGGAGGAATGAGACTTTCGAGAAAATCGAGAGCCTCACTAAAGTATGAAATTTCTCCATACTTCGACCTAACTAGATTGCAGAACTTGAAAATGCTCTGAACTGAATCAAAGGCATAATCAAGTATGATGGGACGTACATCCTCACCCCTGAACCAGTCTGCACCACAGGACTCTCGGAAGTAACCTGTTAAACAGGATTTCTTCCGATTGATCGTAAACCCGCCAATCCTCAGCAGATCGAGGAGACGGGGAGCCACGGACTGGCGTATGATTAGGTCATCCCCATAGACAGAAAAATCTATAGGGCGACTTGATTCAACGCAAGCAACGTGACAAAATGACGCAAAAATAAGCGTCTCCAGTGGAAAGCAGAAGCCGTTGCCCATCGACGTAAACTTCTGATAAGTATGTTTCATACCTAGCAGATGATACGTCGGTGATCGGGTGGAATTGAGCAAGTCAAACCACTCGGGAGGTAAGAGGTTACGACACAACTCGATTGAGATGCTATCACTAGCAGAACTCAAATCGATTGTGACGTACGGATCAGATTCATCAGGGAGAGACCCAAAAAGGGCCAATCCTTGATTCAGAGTCTGGTCCGACAGATCAATACCAACACGTTTCAGGCGTTTCCGCATGACGTTGTCGATACCTTTCTGGACATAACCGTTTAGCAAGGGCTCGACAGCGATTGTACGATGTGTCTTCGCTGTCTTTGGCACGAACGATATGTTATTGTGGTTCACGACGCGAATTTTCTTCATGAACTCTCTGTTGAAAGTGCATGGATCCGTGTCGAAGTAAGGACTATTGGGTATCCCTGTTAGGGTCTCCCAAATATGTGTGTCCTGCTTCAACGCGGAATTCGCATAATGAATCGCGCCAGGCGTAACGGTCCACTTCTCAGCAAGGATTTTCCTCGCTGAGTTAGTTGCATTCCCGTGCACGCCGAGAGAGGCACCGTTGCCAAAACCAGCCTCAGAGTATATGTCAGGGAGAGAAACATCCCCCAAAACATAACTTATCCACGAACGGGCCAAAGCTAAGGACCGTTCGTGTGGACTCCTCAGACTATCGAAGAGCTTGAATCTCCTATTCACCCGGGCGCATTTGCGTTCCGAGCGAAGAAAAGTCTCAAGAGCGGCCTTCTCTGGGTCTAGCTGAACAACGCTAGCTGGAAAAGGATACTTCCGGATGAGGTTGGAAAGCTGACTACACCACCTATGCTTGGTGGCCGTCGAGTGATCTTCCGACGAAAGTGAGTCAGCATAGTCGATGATGGCAGCCCAGTCCCCTTGATCTATGAGACCAAGGAGATAAGAGCTTTCATCACTTCTATTAGCAACGCACAAAGTCCTGAGGAATTCTCGGTAAATATCCCAAGAATTTCGTCCCAGGTCATTGTTGCACCGACGAAGGTGCTCCAACTTTTTGGATTTCATTACGAGCTCCATAAAGGTTAATCGTGACGAAAACCGCCACGATAAGAACGACGGCTATAACCACCAAATGGAGGCTATCGCCCGATCCACGTTGACGGAACATCAGAAATCCCCTTAGAAGGAGATCTGCTGTCCCTTGACGTGGGTCTTGTAGGTCGCGCTGGAAAGCATCGACCCCATGTCGTTCAGGAGAGCATCAATGTCGGCAGAAGCCGCTCCGACGGGCACGGACACACTGATTTCGACGATCGCATCACCAACGGTGGTGAGAGCGCCAGTCAGGGTAAGTGACCGTGTAAGCTTGGCTGCCGTACGACCAACACCGCTGAAAACGGACGTTGGCTTCGGAAGCACGCGACTGAGTCGGATATCATCCTTCACAGATTGCGTGTGCGCCGGGCCAAAGTACCCTACGGCATTAACACCGTAGGAATCAGCAGTGAAAGTCTTGGCATTGACTGTCAAAGACATCGGGAGTATTCCCTATAGAAAGTACTGTTAAAGGAAGAAAACGAACAAGGTTCACTCCGTATATTTCCGCCAATCCTTTGTAAAGGGTCGGAAGAAGTCCTCGTAGTGAATCCTACCCGATAGCTGTGTTATTATAGCTACCAGGTCCGCAGCTCTGTTAAAGTGATCCAGACGAAAGTCTGAATTAATCACTGGGGAGAACGCGGGTCCGTTTGGTGAACGCTCCTTTATCCGTTCGGTGCAAAGATATGAACCGCCCGGAGAGGAGATGCTGAACCATAGAGTCGTGTTAATACCAGTTGGGGCCAGCGGGCTATAAACAGACCGCCGGTCTTCAATGGTACTCATACAAGACCCTAAGGACACAGCTCCAAGTGAAGGAGTGTTGGCGTAAATTAATGCACCAAGATTCCCAAACCAATCAGCAACGAAACTAAAGTGGGTGAGCTCCCAAGGAAGTCCTACGAGGTTCTTAAAAGTGAACCCTAAGTCATTCCAAGGGGATCGCGTATATTGGTCAATAGCCATAGCACGAGCTTTAAACTCGTGCAAACTAGTGACTTGATACGGCCACGTTGCGTTGCCATCGGCAAATGAAAGGGAAGTAACAGCGGTCTTTGTGAGAGTACCCGTTTTACGGGTAGTGACTCTCTCATTTAGACCACTATACTTCGATTTCACCACTTGGATAGCGGCCTTGACGTCGTTTATGAGAGGATTAATCCCATAGCGATAACGAAGCCATTCAGAGCTAAGGAGACGAAGTCCCGCTTTGGTTCGATACACCCAGAATCTTATGCGGCCACGTTTCCCTCTGGAACGTTCCCATTCCTTCAGGAAAGTAGCAACATTTTCTAATGGGCTATGTAGCATTTTGAACGTCTTTTCGATCTCGGCTAACGACTCTAAGAAGTTAGCCTTGCCCTTAAGACGATCTTGATGCATTTCGGACCAAATCTGGCTCTGCAGGTCATTGGTTGCTTGAGCTGTCAACACCCGGTTTGCACCGGGGTGATAGTTAAAGTAATCCAAGTTGTACGCGACCCAATCCCCCGTGTACGTGTATGTTCTACGCGCAGGGGGGGTACAGGTCATGGGTGCAGTTGTGTAGACGACGGTAGAGGAACCCTGAGATTGTCTCAAGGTCTCAACCTTCTTCATGTAGTTAAAGACCATTTCGCCTTTAGCTACCTTCCGACTGAACCCCGGTGTAACGACATCTGTCATCGTCTCGGAATACCCATCCCTTTGGCCGTTGGTGCACGGATACGTACTGGTCGTATAGACCGGTGGGCAACCGCCCATGTGTTCGACACCAACGATCTTGGGGATATAGGGGAAACCACCGCGTGAGCGGGTACGAGCATAAGGTCGTTTAACCATTCGTACTGCCTGAAGACCGCTTGAAAAGGTCTAGCACTTTCATGATAGACCTCGGTTCCCGGACGAGTGGCTTCTTTACGGAAGCCAAAACCCCGAGATCCGGAGGTTCGTTGCCGAACTCCGGAAGAACATCCAGTTCACCTTTCTCAAAACCACGAAGGATATAAGACTCATGTTCCGTGATGAGAGCAACATTGAACCGCCCGTAAACGAGTCGCTCCCGAAGGATCGACACGCTACGAAGCGATAAATTGTCGCTAACACCAACGAACTCAGGAGTCTCGCTGGCATCACGCGGATTGGACACCATAAAGATCGCATATCGCGATCCTACGGAAAGTTCAACGGCGTAATATGTCAGCATATATATCTCCAAGTG